TAGTAATTCCTACATGGGCTATCCCATTAGTAGTATCTTTATTTGTAGGTGCTATCTCCTATGGGGCGGCACAAGCAAATGCTGAAAGCACTACTACTGAAGTTAAGCGTATTGAAGTCATTGTTAAGGAAACAGCTAAGAAGGCACAAGAGAACGGTCAGGCTCAAGCTGTAACAGAAACAAAGGTTGATGCGATTGTTGAGTCTCTTGCTAGACAGGAAAAGATACAAGAAAAGACTAACGATCAAATCTCTGCGTTAGTGCAAGCGTTATTGGCTAAACAGTGAGAATGGTCTTTGCTTTGATCTTCTTTATCAATGGTGAGGTTGATGAGAGCAAGACTAGATACTACGTTAACAAACACGCCTGTGTCTATATGTGTCAGGAGTTAGCTAGACCACAACGAAAGTATGAAACTGTTGACTGTATCTGTAAGGTGACTTGGGTGGACAATTCGACAAGAGTTATAAAGTGAAGACCCTTGTATTTGTTCTGATGATTCAGACGATCAACAATAATTATGTTGAATCGGCTGAAGAATATGCTTTTTTTCGTGATCTAAACAGATGCATCTATTTCAGTGAGTTGATAGCAAAGCAAATAAGATTTAACGAATACCTACCTGTTACTGCTTACTGTGTTACGAAATGGGTAGACCCAGAAGAGACGGTAATTTTTGAATGAGTAACTTTGACTACAAAGATAAAGAAGAATGGAAGGCTTTAATCTTCACTATTGTGTTTTTTAGTGTTGGTTTTAGTTCATTGCTATGGATAAATTAAAGGAATAATGATAATGATTGAGGAAACAAAAGAAGTAATTGATGTAGCCGCGGCATCCACTGCAATATTAACTATAGGCGCATGGTTACCACCTATTGCTTCTTTGTTTACTATTGTTTGGTTAGGTTTACGTATATATGAAAGTGACACTGTTAAACAACTATTAGGTAAGAAATAATTATGACTACTCTATTAACTAAAGTAAGTTCTACAGCGGACGCAGTGCCTACCGCAGGAAATCTTACACAAACTTCAAGTGGCGCTGAGTTAGCAGTTAATACTGCTGATAAAAAACTATACTCAAAAAACAGTTCTAATGCTGTAGTTGAGATTGCAGGAGCATTACACGCTTATCCTGTGGGTGCTATATTTATAAGTGTTTCTCACGCTACTGAATCCGCAGTACAAACTGCATTAGGTGGAGGTACTTGGTCTGTCTTTGGAGCAGGTAGAGCGCTTGTAAGTTTAGATTCTACTGACACTGACTTTGATGCGCCGGAAGAAGAAAGAGGTTCTAAGACTGTTACATTGTCCGAAGCTAATTTACCTTCTCATAACCATAAAATTGCCGCAGAACATGGAGGCGGTACAACATCTACTGTTCTTTCTACTGGCTCTCAAACTTTAGCAACTAGACAAACAAACGCAGATACAGATAATCATGATTATAGATTAGGAAGCACAACTGTAGCGCCTACTTTAGGTAAAACAAGTGATGTAGGTAGCGGTACTGCTGTAAACAATATACAGCCGTCCATTGTTGTATACATGTGGAAAAGGACTGCATAATGTCCATCATTACTTCATTAATTGGCCCTGTCTCAGGTTTACTGGATAAATTTATAGAGGACAAAGATAAAAAGAATGCGCTTGTGCATGAAATTACAACAATGGCAGAAAAACACGCACAAGAGCTTGCTAAAGGGCAAATTGAAATTAACAAGATTAGCGCAGGACATAAGTCGCTTTTTGTCTCTGGTTGGAGACCTGCTGTTGGGTGGACTTGTTGCCTTGGCATGGCAAGTAACTTTCTTCTTATCCCGTTGGCAAACTTTGCGCTTGCTTTATCCAAGTCTACAATCGTTGTTCCTTTAATTGATTTGTCAACAATGATGCCTGTACTTCTTGGTATGTTAGGACTAGGCGCAATGAGAACAGTAGAAAAAACAAAGGGCGTTCAAAGGAACAACTAATGAAATTCACAAAGCAAGGATACATACTCTTATGACTTATTTACAACTTGTACAAAGTGTACTAAGGCGACTAAGGGAAGACGATACAATTACGTCTGTATCGGATAACAGCTATTCTAAGTTAATAGGAGAGTTTGTAAACGATGCTAAAAGGATTGTAGAGGACTCTTGGGATTGGTCTTCACTACGTACAACATTTACTATTAACACAGTAGCTAATACATTTAGTTATCAGCTAACTGATTCGGATGTCAGCCTTAAAACATTGGATGTTATTAACGATACATCCAACTACTTTATGAGACCTGTGTCATCCCACTGGATGAATAATGCTTACTTAAACAGTGGTGTGCCTAATAGCTCACCTGTGTACTACTCTTGGAATGGTTTTAGTGAGACAGGGGAAGCTTTAATTGACCTATATCCTATACCTGACAAAGAGTATGTCATACGTGTTAATGCTGTGGATAAGAAAGCACCTATGGTTGCTGACAGTACTACCTTGTATGTTCCTTCCAATCCTGTAATACATTATGCAGTAGCATTGGCTTCTAGGGAGCGAGGGGAAACTGGTGGTACATCCTCAGCGGAACTGTTTGCTATTGCAGATCAAACATTGGGTGACATGATTGCTCTTGATGTTGCAAGACAGGAAGAAGAAACTATTTGGAGACCAGTATAGTGGCTCAACAATTACAGAACGTAACAATTAATGCACCTGCGTTTGGCGGTATTAATACGCAGGACTCTCCTGTGGGTCTTGATCCTAGTTATGCGTCTGTTGCAACTAATTGTGTTATTGACAAGTTAGGGCGCGTAGGGGCTAGGAAAGGCTCAGTGTTGTTGTCTACAGCTACAAATACCGCAGGAGCTTCAGCAGTAAGCACAAGCACTGTAAAAGTAGAAACAATATTTGAGTCCTTAGATAAAAGTGGTGATAAAGTTGTTTTCTCTGCGGGTAACAATAAGATATTTAGTGGTACATCAACTTTAACTGACATAACTCCTTCAGGTTATACTATAAGTGCTAATAACTGGAAGGTTGTCAACTTTAACGATCATGTTTATTTTTATCAAAGAGGGCATGAACCTTTAGTTTATACTGATGAGAGCGGCTCTGGTGTTTTAGAAGCTATGTCTAGTCATAGTCATTCTACAGGAACATCTCCTTACGGGAACGAAGTACTAGCGGCTTATGGTCGTTTATGGGTAGCTGATGTATTAAACAATAAACATACTATTTATTGGTCAGATACTTTAAACGGACATGCTTGGACAGGAGGAGCAACAGGCTCTATTGATTTAACAACTGTATGGCCTACAGGTCACGATGAAATTGTAGCGCTTGCGGCACACAACGGTTTTCTTATTGTTTTTGGTAAAGTATCTATTGTTGTGTATTCTGGTGCAAACGATGTTGTTACATCTAATGTCTTTAAACTACATGACACTGTAGAGGGCGTAGGTTGCGTTGCTAGAGACTCCGTACAACACACAGGTACTGACATTGTATTCCTATCGGATTCAGGTGTACGTAGCTTTGGTAGAGTTATACAGGAAAAGTCTATGCCTATGCGTGACATAAGCAGAAACGTCAGGAATGACTTAGTACGCTATGTTAGTGAGGAAAGAATAGTAAACTCTACACTAGCTTCCGTTAAATCTATGTACAGCCCAGAGGAAGCTTTTTATCTTTTAACTTTACCTAATAATAATATAACGTATTGTTTTGACATGAGACAAGCGTTACCTGACGGATCACACAGGGTTACAACGTGGTCAACTCCTATTGCTTTGTGTTACACAAGAACACAGGACGGTAAGATATACATGGGAAGACAGGGGGGTATTTATGAGTACAAAGGTTTTACTGATAGAAGTGGTGTTTATATAGACACAGGTAGTGATGGAATACCTGATACTTGGGACTATGAAACATCTTCCTATCAACTATCTTACTTTAGCAACCCATTAGATTTTGGAAATTCATCTAATATTAAATTCCTTAAAAAGTTTAAAATGACAATTATTGGGGATGCGGCGGCACAATCCGTTCTTAATTGGGGATATGATTATTCAGATTCTTACTATAAGCAAACTTTTACATCCACAAGAACTAATGCAAACACAGCCTTTTATGGTGTAAGTGAGTATAATGTTTCTACTTCTGAATACTCAGCAGGAACAGAAATACAAGTACCTAACGTACAGGGTTCAGGACATGGAACAACAGTTACTGTAGGTTTAGAATCAACCATTAGCGGATCAGAATTTTCCATACAAAAAATTGACATAAACGTATTACTGGGGAGACTTATTTAATGAGCAATTATACAAAAACCACGGACTTTGCACAAAAGGATTCGTTACCTTCTGGTAGTGCGGCTAAGATTGTGAAGGGTTCGGAAATAAACAATGAGTTCAATGATATTGCTACGGCTGTTGCAACTAAAGCAAACCTAGCAGGGCCAACATTTACGGGGACAGTTACAGTCCCTACACTATCAGCCGCTAATATTGCGGGTACTTTAGCAGGAACAATTAGCGGAGGGAGTTACTAATGGGTTTTTTATCGGACTTGTTAGAATCAGGTCAAGCTTATAAGAGCTTAAAAAGAGATATAAAAAGAAAAACAGACTTTAGAGATGAAACGCTAGCTCGTGGTACTGCCGTAGGTGAGCAAGGATACGAGCAGTCACAATTTGTTCCTTTTAGTGTTACATCTAGCTTAGGCGGAGTACAAGGTACTGCTGAAGGTGGGTTCGACATGAACTTGTCTCCAGAACAACAGGCCATGCAGGATCGTTTGTTTGGTATGTCAGGCAGTTTCCTAGATGAGCTAGGCGGTGATCCTCTTGAAAGACAACAGGCTTTATATGATCAAATAAGAGCTATACAACGGCCTGAGGAAGAACGTCAAAACCTAGCTTTAGAAAATAGACTATTGGGTCAAGGTAGATTAGGCTTAATGACTTCTCAATACGGTGGTAGTCCAGAGCAGTTTGCACAAGCTTTAGCTCAAGAACAAGCACGTAACGAAGCTTTCTATAATGCTTATGGACAGTCTCAAGCAGACAGACAGCAAGCTTATGGTTTAGCTAGCGGTCTTATGGGTCTAGGTTATGTGCCACAGCAACAACTAAGTGAGTTGTATAAAACTGCTACTCCTACAGCATCCTTAGCACAAAGCGGTAGAGAAACAGGTGCGGCCTTAAATGTTGAATCAATGTTAAAAACTTTGTTTGATAAGGAAGGCGGTTACATTGGACAAACATTAGGAACAGGTTATAACCCCAAGACAGGGGAACGTGTAGGCGGTATCTTTGGAGGATTAGCGGCTAAGGATGACGCTAGAAGCGGTTTCTGGAATGATTTACTTGGTACTATAACAAGCGCAGTTACTGGTGGAGCTAGTGGCGGTTCTGGTGGGCCTAAAGCCTAATAACAAACTATTTATAGGACAATATAATGGCAGATCGAGATTTAGTGGGTTTATTAACAGGCACTCCCACGCAACCAATTCAACCTCTTACAAGAAATCAAAGACTTGCTCAAGAAGCCGGAGGTGGCGGCAGGGCAGTAGGTAAGCTGTTCGCTAAACTAACAGGAAGAGAAGTTCCAGACAACCCTATGGAACAACTAGAAAAATTACTTCCTAATATGAATCCTGAAAATCCTGACGATTTAACTCAGCTTGCTAAGTTACAAATGTCTTCAGGAAACCCAGTAGGAGCCGCTGAGACAATTGCACGAAGAAATGCTATTTTAGAAAAACAAGAGCTTAAAGATGAAAAACAATCAGGGATAGATGCGAAGAACACAAGCCGTGCGAAGTTTGCAGAATACTTGAATGAAACCTATCCTAATAAAGGTTATGGTGCATTAGCCTTACAGGGTTTAATTACTCCTGCAAACATGAAAAACTTTATTAAGGAAGCTAATGAAGCTAAAGACTATGCAGTGGTAGGCAATAGTGTGTACATACCTAGTACAGGAAAGTTTATAGAAGGGCCAACATCATCAAAAGCAGGTACACCGCAAAAAGAATATAATTCTGAAACAAATCAAAATGAACTTGTTTGGAGAGACGCACAAGACCCTAAAATCGTGTTGCAAAGATCGCCAGTTGCTAAAGCGGAAGATGGAGAAATGTCTGACGCTGACAAAAAAAGAACAGCGCGTAATCGTGACTTAATAACAAATGAAAGAGCAACAGAAAGAAAGGCAACCGATTTAGCTGACTCTTATGAAGGAATGTTAAATAAAGTAAATAGTGGTTTTTATAAAAGTATAGAAGAAGGTTTAAAAGAGATACTTGGTAAGCAGGATAAACTAAGTGATATGTATTTAGCCGCAGACAGACTTAGAGTTGGAAGAGGTGTTAAAAACTTACCTATTGGCCCTGCTTCTGATAAAGATGTTGCATTAGTGATGAAGGGTGAACTTCCTGCTAACGCTTCTCCCGAAGCAATTGTTAGGTATGCCAGAGGAATAGCTAAACTAGCTAGAATAACTAAACAAGACGCTATGTTAGAGAATTCTTGGTATGATCTTTATGGAGACGCTAGAGGTTTTAGTTCATATTCAGAAAAAGAAAGGCTAGAAGAAAGTTTTGCAGGATTTCCTTCAGGAGCTATAGCGGAACTAGAATCAAATATGTCTGATGAAACTATAAAGGAATTTAATGCGGCTTTTAACGTAGATTATTTAGATATGCGTGAAAGGTTAAAAAGATCAAACAAAATTCTTGATGAACTTGACAGAGGTTTTAAATAATGGTTAATCGTTTTGATAAATATAAAACTCCTGTCGATCAAGACGTAAAACCTCTTGATGATAACAACCGATTTGCTAAGTATATAAAAGACGCAGACAAGACAGAACAAGAAGTTCAAATAGAAAGCGGAGAATGGTTAGAAACTGATAACTTTTCTACTGCTATGGCTTTTATGCAAGGTGTTTCCCTTGGTTGGTATGATGAGTATAGAGTAGGTATAACTGCTCTTGCTGAAAGTGCTTTTGGTGACGAAACATATCAACAAGCATACGACAGAAACAGGGCTGAATATGATGAAGTAGCTGAAAATTTTAAAAAAAGACAACCTGTTGTTAGTGCAGGTGCTGAAATAGCAGGTGCTGTTGTTAGTCCAGTGGCTAAAATAAAAACTGCTTCAACTCTTGGATCGTTAGTGGCAAGAGGGGCGGCAGAAGGTGGTATCTATGGAGCAGGAAGCGCAGAAAGCGTTGAAAAAATACCTTCAAAATTTGTTGAGGGTGCAGGTTTTGGAGCAATAGGTGGGGGCATCATAGGATCAGGCGGTTGGCTGTTAAAACGTAAAGTGGCCTCTCCTTTAGAAACAGACGGTGTTTTTACTCCAATCACGTTAGCCGCTCAAAAAGATAAGCCTTCTGAAGCATTGTTGCAGTCTTTTTACAGAGATGTTGTTGGCCCTAGTTTTGGTGGTAAAGGAGTTATACGAGGACAAGAGGAAGTTATAGTTGCTCCTTTAGCTTTAAAACAAGCCGAAAGAAAGAAAGAACTTAAAAACTTTATTAGGGCTTCTAAAGCTGAAGGCGCTGAAGCGTCTGCTCAGTTAAATAGAGCAGTGGCTGATATTAAAGAAACAGGTAAGATAAAAATAGCAGATGTAAAAACACAAGAAGAAATATCTAAAGAAGTTATTGGTGGCAGGTATGATAAATTCTTAGGTAAAGAAGGAGAGATTATTTCTCGTAAAACAGAGCAGTTAAAAAGAAACGTAGAAAATAACAATGATATGTTACGTTTAGCGGCTTTTGAAAGCTCACTGCCTGTTGGGATTAAGAAGTTAGACGTTTCAAACGTGTTAGAGTCTCCTACTCCTAACGTAGCTATGCATCGCCTTGAAAAACTCTGGCAAAAAGAAGGCTTCAGGTCTATTAAAGATATTTCTTTTAGGATAAAACCACAAGAGTTACTTACTCAAATAGAAAAAAAAGTAGCAGAGGACACTACGTTGTCTTTATTAGCAGGAAAGTCTAGTGTTCGCTCTTTGCTTGAAGACGGTTTATCAACTTTATCTGCAAAAAGAAATCCTAAGACAGGTAGAGTTAAAGGAGAAGATTTATCAGCAATTAGGAACTCTTTTGGTATGGCGGCTTCTAAAATGTCTGACGAAGGTGGACAAGCTGTTTTAATAAAAGGTCTCTATAGAGAAATACAAAATGTTATAGATGAGAACATGAAAAAACAATTAAGCGGTAAGAGGTTGGCTTCTTTTGAAGCTGATTTATCTGGTTGGGCATCACAATCTGTTCTTAGAAATGCAGTAACTAAAGCTTCTACAAAAGCAGGGAGACAAGGTAGGTTTACTCCTGATGAGTGGATAACATCAATTAAAAGCAACTCTCCAAGACAAGCCAGAAGAGGAGAAGGGCCGCTAAGAGCAGAAGCGGAGCAGATAGCCGCCTTAACTGCAAAGCAAGAAGAAGCTGTTGTAACTAGTGCTAATGCTCTTTCTAAAAAGTTAGCAGTTAGAAGAACAAACGAAATAAAAAGAGTTAGAAACAAAGCAATCTCTGAGAAATCTGCTATATTAAAACAAACAGCTAGTCTTGAAAGAAATTTACGTAATAATCCAGAATTTGCTGAAAGAATAGCAAGAAACTTTAAGAGAGAAGACGAACTAACTGATGTTATTGAGTCTAGTAAGAAAGAGTTAGACGACATATCTCGTTTAAGAACACCAGAAACTCCTACGTGGTTTCATCAAATGGCGGCTTCAGGTATTATAGGGACTTCTACAGGGGCTACTGGTTTAGCTACAGGAGGAGGGATGGCAGGAGCAGGAGCAGGTATGAGCGGTATTATAGGGACTGTAGCAACTGCTAAAGGTTTGGCTAGTCCCTCTGCCCAAAAGTTTTTAGCAGGTCAGACAGGACTTCAACAATCGGCTCAGAGAGGGTTAAAACAACAAATACCTATGACAGGTATGCAAGCTGTTGATGTCATTAAATCTTTTCCTAGAGCAGGTGTTGGAATGCTTAGCAGAGAAGAATAAAAAAAAGCCCTCTAGGGAAACCTAAAGGGCTTTAGTTTTATAACAAGTTACAACTCTATACTATTTCACATGCTCCACCTACACACGCTAACTCTTGAGAACCTGTAGTATTATCCTCTTGTTCAAAATGTTCAAGGTCATTCCAATCAACACCCACAGGCATCTGCTGTACTAACTCCTGATACTTATCCTCGCTGATGTCTTCATAAGGAGCTTGCTGATACACATGATCACTTACTGGCAACAAACTAATCCCACTGCACAAGTCAAAGTTATTC